TTCCCTTAGGTTTAACTGTCCGTAAGAAATCATTTGCTCGCCCGTACGAACCCCGATTTCAAACGTGCTTTTGGTCGCGGCACTTGTGTCAATCCAAATGCCGCTTGAATCAAAACCCCCAAACCAAACCGGAACTCGGAATACGTTTTGACTGTACTGTAACCCGGTGGCGCGATACCAAAATCCGCGCCGAACTCCGGCATGGGCGTCAAGAGCGGTTATGTTGAAAATGTTGCAGTCCCATGCACTTCCTTTGGTGTAAGCCACTCCTGTTGGAAGAGTGTAATCATCTAGGGAATCAAACACAACGCCGTTGAGATTGTCGTTTACAAAGTTTACGTTAAACTCATTTCCTTCGATAGTAGCTAAAGGAGCTACAACTGCATCCACGTTGGAATATATCCTTATCGCACTTTTGCAACCCGCGATAAAATTAACATTAAAGATGTTATCCAGAGTCGATGCGCCTACTACATTGCAACCTACCGCAATGCCGTCGCCAAGAAGCCCGCTTCCAGATATTTGTCCGATGTTAATTCGCGCCGTGCTTGCTTGATCTACTTTAAGAGCGAAGACAGTAAACCCGGAAAAGTTAGGCAAATTCCAAGTTCGATTTGTGTCAAAAGGGCCTTGAATCCGTAACCCTTTACCAGTTCCAGAGGTGGTTTTAGACATCAAAGCCGAGGCACTATTTGTGTCGATGCCTATGTTTGATAGGACGACAATTTCATCCGACAGCCAGTACTGGCGAGAAAAAATCACTTCGGCAAATATGTCCCCGCCATAATTTCGGCACGCTTCAAAGGCTGCTTGGATAAAAGCCCTGTCGTCCACTTGAGTGCTTTCAGTTCCGGTGCCTGCGCCCCACCATTCCACGGGGCATTTAGCACCGCGAAACTCCATTCTAACCACGCCAGACCCGTAGAATAGCCGCTGAACGGGGGCGACTACCGCTTGGTTAAAGGTGACTGTTTGACCCGAAGCAATCGAAAGAGCCCCGCCCTCAAATTGCGCAGAAGAAGAGAGGGTTAAGCTGCTTCCGACGTAATAGGTACCCGCAGGGAATACCAAGACCCCTCGGGCGGCGTTTGCCGCAGAGTCTGCCGCCGCAATAGCAGCGCGGTCGTTGGTCGAGCTGTCTCCGGTTGCGCCGTAGTTGCGTACATTAAACTGCTTAAAATCTATCTGGTTAATGTAGTTTATTGAAACTGCGCTTTCGGTAGTGCCCCAGCACTGAAAAAGAAATTGAAGAGTTTGACCCGGAGCAATAGCCGTGGGAAGTACGCCGTTCGTTTTCCACGAAGCAAGTTGCGACCAAGTGATCGTTAAATATCCGCCGGTTGAATTGTAAAGTTCGAGAACACTTGAGACGTTGTTTGCTCTGTTGGCAGTAGCGGAAATGGTGAGACTGGTTGTAAGAGCTATACGATTACGGCTAACCGAAAGATCGAACGTGATCGACCCCCCAGTGGGATAACCAAGTTCTGCCGCGAGTTTAAGTTGAGTAATAGCCGCAATACTTAATGTAGCGTTACCGCCCTGTACTACCACGTCGGAAGCGAGAACCCCACTGTCTTGGATGCCGGTTCCTAGAGTGTTATTGAAAGACGCAAGGCGTCCAGCTATGGTGGGAGCAGTACCCGTGACATTGCCACCGCCGGGGGGAGTTGCCCAAGTATTGTTACCGCACCAGAAAGTAGAACCGGTAGCATTATTTCCTCCATTGAGATTTGCAACAGGAAGATTGCCGGTAACTTGAGACGCCAAATTGACACCCGATAAAGTACCACCAAGCGACAGACTGCCCGAACTTGTCACGGTACCCGTTAAGGTAATACCGTTGACGCTACCAGTTCCGCCAACGCTTGTAACTGTGCCGGTCGTGGAACTGGTGCCCGCACCAATCGCGGTCCGAAAATCCGTTGCGGAAAGAGATGAAACCGTGTTGTCGGCGTTAAAACGTGGGAATGTTATCGCGCCGGGATCGGGTAAAGTAAATACGTTGGCACCGATAGTCGTCGCTCCAATAGCTGTTCTTAAAGCTGACGCAGAAAGAGATGAGACGGTGTTATCCGCATTAAATCGCGGAAAAGTTATCGCGCTCGGATTGGCTATGGTAACTAGGTTGGCACCCAGAGTTGTTGCACCCAAACTGGAGAGAGTTTGGTCGCCGGTATTTGTGCCGCTGGAACTGCCACTAAAATTGCTGGCACTAAGGGTACTGGTAGCCGAAATAGCGCCTGTTACCGCAAGACCCGAGGTGTTAATTAGCGCCCGTTGAACATTATTGGTAATGATTTCGATACCGGTATCGCCCGAAGCAACAATTTGACCACCACCACCACCGGTAATTAACCGAAGATCAAAGTCGTCAGTGTCGGGAGCTTTGAGATCAATAAACGCGCCAGCTGTGCCACTAACTTCAATAGACCCGTAGCTCGAAGGCGTAGTGGTGTTGACGGTCAAACCTGTAAGAGCCGCAGTGGAACCCGTGATAGAAACTAAGGAGATATTGCCTCCCGTGATATTCACGCTGCTTGCAGGCTGAGAAGCAATGCTTCCCAAAGTAATCCCCGAAGGTCCGAGCAACTTGCCATCCGTCGCTGCGAATAGCGCCACGGTGCCAACCGTCACGGTCGAGCTAGGGCCGAACACGTCACCGGCACCGCTGGGCGTACTGCCGATCAAAGTGCTGCCGCTGCGAACGAGATATTGACCATCGGCAACCGCGCCAATCGTGAGCTTGGTCCCGCCGCCAGTGGTGGTATGGATAGCCGCAACTCTTGGGCTGGGAAAATTGCCCGCCAGATCCCCGGTAGCGGCGGCGGTAGCGCCAAGGAAATTGGAGCTAGGCAAGAACGCAGCCGTACCCAGAGTGCCGCCATCGGATAACTCCGTACCTGCTGCATCGGCCCACACCGCGACGTTGCCGATAGTCGAAGAAGCCGGACCGCTGACATCGCCCGTGCCGGGAGCTACGGTTGCACCAATGATATTTGCTCCGTCGCGTTTGAGGAACCTGCCATCGGCAACCGTACCAAAGGCCAACCGTTGACCGGTGTTGTCGTGCATGGCGACGACTTGAGGATTGGGATAGGCATACGCCAGATCCCCGCCTGCTGGCCCCCAGTTTGCGGGCAACACGACGACCGGCGCTCCGGCAGAAGTAGTCGCGACCGGTTGAACTTGACCGGCAGGGGCATTGAACAGCGTCGTCTCGATGGTCTGGAGATCCGTCCCTTCGAGGAGGTAGCAGGTGACGGTGCCATCGACCAACGCCGTCTGGGTCGTCGGTTCGAGCTGATTGGGCGAAATGACCGCGATGCCGAAAGAGATTTTGTTGATGTACTGCCGCAGGATGTTTGGGGAGGACACCATGCGCTGACCAGTGGCAATCACCGTGCCGTTCCAACTCAGATCGTAGAACCAACCCGTCTGCTGTGCGACGTAGGAGATCGACCAGACAGCCCGAGTCCCGTCAGCAAGGACAAGCGTAGATTGCTGTTTCGGTTGCTCCGATAGGCCCGTGATGATCTTCATTTGAGGAGTTGGGAAATTTTATCGTTCGCGTTGCTAATCTGGGTAGCGGCGGATGGCCCAGTTTTTGCGTTCAACGCAGTGAGGGCGGTTATGATGGCATCCAAGGTAGCTTTCAAGCTAGTAAAACTATTTTGAAAACGAATCAGCCCGTCGAACTCTAACCCGATGATGGCAGTGCCGTGACGCAACTGGACTTCTTCCGAGTAAGCGGGGATCGGATTGGCCTGATGCCGGAAACCCACGATCACCAGTCCGTCGCTCAGGTCGTGCGTGCGTGCGGTGTTGGGAGCCGTAACCGCGCCAGACTCGTACCAGTTGTCCATGTCGCGGTCGTTAAACAAGACGAGGCAAGAGTCGCCCGGACTGACCGGCATGGTCAGACATCCGCCGCCACCAGAAGGCACAAACACCGGGCATTGGGTCAGGACAGGGTACGGCACGGTTTTGTCGCCAAACACCGCAAGGGCGGCGATCTGAACGGATGCCGTCTGCTTGGCGGTGTCGAATGAAACGATGGTGCCGATCCGATGACAGTTCAGTTTCAAAGCCGAATTGTTCATCCAAGTGTCCAACACCAACCGCATATCTGGTGCCGCGATGGAGGATAGGGGTGCGGTGCTCATTGAACGAGATTGGCTTCGATTGCTTTGAAAGACGTGTCGTTAAAAAAAAGTTGGACTTTGGTAAGCGCATCCCCGCCCACGCGAGGGGAGATAGTTCCCCGATGCTGGATGCCCATGACTTTCCAATTACGATTGTAGATCGGCTGAGAAGAACTTTCGAGTCGGACTAATTGGTACAAAGTAAGTCGAGGCTCGAAGATCATCTCGAAATCAAGACTGGCGTCACTGCGCTGCGGACTGCCCAGCAATCCCGTAGCCGAGGAGATCAACGGAATCTGACCAGCGATGATCTCGTCGCGGTTAAGAGCTTTGACCTGACCGTTGTCGATGACAGCAGTGAACCCGCTTTTGAGCTGGATCAGTTGCCACGCATTGCCGAACAAGACTTCACCTCGTTTGTTCGCGACAGGGTAATTGCCGACAATGGGAATCCCGTCTAATCCGGTCATCAATTTTGAAAGACGAGTGATCGTCTCGGCTCCCGTGGTCCCTGCTTCGAGAGTCAACGAAACGGTGTTGATGTTGCTCATCTGCCAACCGCCATCGTAGGCTTGAATCTCGGTGATAAAATCCACGCCACGGCGGTAAGAGTACGCCGTTTTGATCGTACCGTTAAACACCAGAGGCATGAAGTTGCCCGCAGGAGACCAGTACCCTGCGCGGAATTGAATGGCTCGAAAACCGGTAAATACGAAACTGTCTTTCTGAATGGCGTTACGGGTTACTTCGCCCAGATTGTAGATGCGAAACGTAGCCGTTTGAGCCGTCGCTATGCCGCCCCGGTTGACTTCAAATTCAAGGGTGAACGGCAACGTAATCGTGACGCTCTTGTTTGCCAAGAACCGCCGTTGCAGCGGAGAAGTATTTACCCCGTCGTCCACCTCGACGGACAAAGAATATACCCGGTCAAACTTTTGCATGACTAGGCAATCGGACTCATTCCCGCAATCACGGTCTGAGATTGTGCAAAGGTAAGATTCTGCAAACCGATGACACCGTTCTGGGAAATACCGGAGCGTTGGAGAGTAGCCCGACCCGCTAAGTTGCCGGGGGTAATCGTGACGGTCTCTACTTTGCTGATGCGCTTAAACTGTATCCGAATGTCGGATACCGTGCGGGTGTCCTCGCCTTGCGTGGCGTTGAGCGACAGGATCGCCATGTTGTTCCAGATGCCCCACGGAGTCTCGACGCTAAACAACTGCCGACCCTTCCAGAGTTGGTAGAAATATCCGAAGACGTAACTTTGTTTGGTCTGATTGGGTTCTTGCGGAGCGCGAGAATTGTAGTACCCGAAAAGGCTTTGAGAGTCGGAAATAGCTGCTCGCTGACGCTCAGGTTCAATTTCCGTTTGCACCATTGTTTGAACGGTGCCATCGGTAAATTCGGGCAAGTAACCGGGAATTTCCGGCAACGCATTGGTTTGCTGAGAAATGTTTTCTTGCGTGGGCTGGATACCCGCCAGTTCTGCAACCAATCCGCGCACACTGATGATTTCTGGTTTGAGCGCGATGTGGTCTTGGATCGCCGTGTTGTTCTCGATGAAGTGATCGGTGATCTCGCTTTCAAGATCTACGGCATCGTCCGTGACGATGTTGAACAAATACCCCGCAACCCCCGGAGGAGGATTGTCAGGGCGCACGATTGCCAGACGCGAGGTCTGAACCACCAACGTATTTAACGCGGAGAAAACGTCGAGACCTTGAGTTGGGACGATGTTGTTCACGCTAGTAATTTATTCCCTGATACGCGGGGGATTGGTAGTAGGCATCCGAAAGACTCCGTTTCAATTCCCGACTAATCAGTTCAGCCGTAACCGTAGGATTTTTAGCTCCGTCAACTTGGATGTCCGCATTTACCGTGACATTGTTTTGACTGGTACCCGATCCAATTTTTCCCGTCAGTGCCGGAGCCATTGGGCGAATATAGCTGTTTTGGTACTGAAGATTTTTACTCGGCGTATATAGCAACCAACTGCGAAGACCGTTCGCGATGTCGCGGATCAACGGAGCTAGATCCGCAAAAAAAGCATCGTAGGTCATCTTCACTGCAAGGGTAAGTTCCGACAACGCTTGAGCTGCCTCGCGGGTGTTTTTCTGTTGTTCATCGGACAACATCAAAGACGAATCGAGAGCTTTGGAAATTTCCGGCCCGTAGAGACGCAATGCCGAAAACAGCTCGTCGTTAATCCCAATGCGTTGAGCACGGTAACGGGCTTCCTCTGTTGGCAGATCCTTCGTCTGGTTGACGAAATCTTTTAGGATACCCGCGACAGGCTGAAACGGATTGATGCCCGCAAATCCAAAAGCCGTCGGATCACCGCCGCCATACCTGATCTCTTGGGCCGCAGTTTGGAAACTCTTGGCGGCTTCTACAACGGCGTCGGAATTGATGCCTGCTTTTGCAGCAAACATCTCGAAGCCTTTAATCTCGCCAACGGACAACCCGGTAGTGGCGCGAGCCTTGTCCGTAGAAACGGCAGAGTCCAACGCGGCTTTGCTCATGCGGATTATCGCCGTGGTAGCCGAAGTAACCGCTTTGGAAAGGAGCGCCACTACTGCGCCCAATGCGCCCAACTGGGCAAACATCTTGAGACCCGGAAAGGCTTTGGACAGACCCGCAAAAATTGAAGATCCGAAAGTTCCAGAAGCCGGTGCTGCCGGGGGCGGCGTAGGAGGTTTAACCGGCCCAATGAACTCCATCATCCCCGGCAAAGGGCGAGAAGGGGCCGAGGGTGTTGGGGTAGTTGTTGCTGGCGCTGCACCGGGGGTCGCTGCCGCAGCCGCAGGAGTGCGGGGCAGTTTGATCTTCACCATCCCCAACTGCTTCAAAGCCGCTACCGCCCGCTCTGCCGATGCCGCGATATTGCTCAGGGTCGTCTCGAATGAGCGCATACTATCGAGGTCGCTGCCTTCGACCTTGAAACCTAGCTCGACAAATAGGGATGCGATTTTCACGGTTCTTTGTTAATCTCGATAGCAGTTTCCTCGTACTCGGCAAGGAATGTCGAGTACTCCAACGTGGCTAGAACCACGTCCAAGCTCATATCCAAAATGGCCTCTACGCTGCCAAAGCCCTCCTTCGATAGCCGAAGGGCAATGAACAGCGCATTGTCCATTGTGATCCTTACTGCGGGTCGCTTTGTTGCGGCTTGTCGGCGCTCAAGAACGACAAGTCTAGGTTCGCGAAAAAAGGGCGCAGCGTGTGCTTAATCACCTCCCACGCGACCGGCAAATAGTCGGCGCGTGCTTCGTTGGGGGTGAACGTGTCGCGAGTGATCTTCATGCTGTTGTAGGTAGATTTCATCGCACAATCGAAGATCGCGTTCTCCAGCGCATCGGAACCGAGGAGCTGGAAAATGGCGTTCTTGAGACTGTTGATGTCCTTACCTGCAAAGGCCCGGAGATCGAGCGTGCTCAGATCGAGGTCAACGAGTTTGAGTTCGTTGACGATGACCTTGAACAGCTTCATCCCGTGGGCAAAGGAGGGCGTCCCGAGAATCAGGACTGCCCCACTTTTAAGCGTGATCGGCTCGCTCATAAATTACAGTTGAGCGCGGTCAGCGTTCGAGAACTTCAAGGTGTAGATCGCGAGCGATTGCTCGGTATCACCCTCGACGTTCGACTTGGCGTTGACGGCTTTCGAGAAGATGCCGCCAGACGTGAAGTAGGTGTCGCTCATGACGCCGCCAAGACCATTGCCGACCCGTTTCACGAACTGACCGGTGAGAAGCACGGTAGCCGCAAAATTGGCGTTTTGGATGGCGAGGAGGTTGTTGAGGAAGGCATCGTCATTCGAGCCGCGAATGATGCGAAGAATGACATCGGCCATGCGACCAGTGGCGTTGAGAGCGTAAATGGCGTTACCGTTTTTGCCCACCTTGACGGCGGCAAGTTCGTTCGGGAACTCCAAGGTGGCGTTATCGGCATCACCGAAATCCGTAAGGACTCGGCCCGCGATTACGATGGTATCGTTACCAGTAAGTGAGACGACAGACATGGTTGGATTTGGTTAAAGGTTAGGCTTGGACGTTGACGATGACCGAGCTGGATTGGATTGCACCAGCTTCCTTGACGGCGATCTGAACGAGCGGGGCTTGGCGAGCAAGACGATCCGCTTGGGATTGGGTGCTGACTGGAGCCGAGTAGAGGTAGAAACCGAGCTGGGAGATGTTGCGAGCGAAGACGGCAGGATTGCCGAACGGGATCGCGCCATTCCAAGTGCCGGGTGCGGAGTAGCCGTTGACCACGCCTTGCGTAAGGACGTTGAGGTAAGCGCCACGGAGAACGGCCATGCCGGTCTCGGTCTGTGGGAGCTTGGTCGAGGTCGTCGCGATGGCGTTGAAACCTGCAACTTGCAGGGCAAACACCAACCAAGTGAGGTTGTACACCGAATCGTAGTAGGTATTGCCCCCGGTGCAGAACACCTTGGAAAGACCGCCGATGTTGATGTACACGTCCGCGCCAACCGTTTTGCACTTGTTGAGGACCGTTTGAGTGATGCTCGGGTCAGGCAAGACGCCGATCAGCTCTTTCATGTGCATCGTGGCAGTCGTGAGGCTACCCGAGAAATCCGTGGACATCGCACGACCGGCATAAGCCGCCGCCATGTAGCGGGCTGCTTGCGCACTGACCGTGTAGAGCAAGCAACGAACGTAGGTGTAACCAGCGGTTTTAACGTCGTCGAAAATCTCGCCGGTATCAACGGACGCCGTGAGATGCGAAGAGGCAAACAACATCTTGCGGAGAGGCTGCACCACCGCAGCGGCGGTTAGGATTTGAGCGTCCGTAGGAGCATAACCCGCCCAGAGTACGCCGCCAAAGAACACCAAGGGTTGAAGGCGAGCAATAGCCTCAGCAAGCGTTTCGCTTGAGCCTTGATTGGCGATGATGAGCGAGCCACCACCGGAAATGATGTTGGGTTGCTGCGAGAAAATGAGATTCGCCATCGCGTACGCTTCAGACGAAGTACCCCAATCCGTACCGACATCGGTAGGGTTGAGATAGACGCCAAAATTGCCGGGGGAAACCACCGCAACTTCTTTGGTGAGGATGAGGAGGTTGTTGATTTGAAAATCCGACAAGCCCGCAGGAGCTTCGGATACGGAAATCGTAACGACGTTACTGATGTCGATTGGGTTAGCCATGATAGTTTATGGTTGAGTGTAAATGGATGGATCTTGGATGGTGCTGTAATACTCCACTCTCCGTGACTGTGAGTAGCCACAGAGGATGTTAAAGGTCAAATTGTATCGGTTAAGCCGTGACGCAGCGTCGATCTCTGAAACGTCCATGAGGGACGTGGGCAGATAGCCAATTTTGAAAGAGTATCGCTCTTGCGCTTGCTGGGCGGCGTCACCGTTGAGGGCATACAAAATTTCGTGGTTACGGATGCGGGCGGTGTTGTTCTGACTAAAAATCAAAACCGAGTACGTTTCCTGCACGTTCATGGATTGAACCTGCAAAAGTCCGCCCTGTTCTTCCGTGACGGATTGGTACGTCTTGCTGAGACCAAACGGCTTTTTGGAAAGCAAACCCACGTTCACGAACAGACCGTCGTCGGGCGGAAGGTTCCAAGCCTGATTGTACAAGAACACGCGATTTGGAGCCAAATCCATTTGGGTTTGGATCAAATCTGCGATGACTTTGATGTACTCAACTTGTGACGACATAATCTTGGACGAGTTCGTAGTAGATGTATCCGTAATCCGAATACCCCTTGTCCGACATTACCCGATATTTTTTACCGTCTAAAGTGAAATCCTCGCCCGGTGCCAGATTCACGTTGGGCGTGGTGTGAAGCATATTCCAATTCCACGCACGTTGACCCTCGGGCTTGATCTTCAACTCGCGTCCCGTAAGCGGCTGGATCACGCCTTGGCATTGCAGCGGCACGAATACGACCTGCGCTTCGCGATCAACCAGCGTGGTGATGCGGCGCACCAGCTCCATTGGGCGGAACCATCCGGTGATGGTAAAGCCCATGTTGGGTAGCGGACTCGCAGCGGAGACCGAACCTTTGTTCGCACAGGGGATGCCTAGATTGGGGATCATACGACTCGGGAAGTGACTGCTTTTCGGAGTTGAGCGGAGTCAATCAGGATTCGGGACGAACCCTTGCGCTGGATCGTGCGGGGTCTGAGCGCAGGCCATTGGCCGAATCCACCGGTGGCGAACGCCTCCTGCACGGTCTCCTCGCCCATAACGCCAAGCAATTTGACCGCAGACTTGACGCCTGTCATGCGGATGCGGCGAAGCCAATCAAACTTCAGCATTTCGCCCATCTGGGTCATCAAGGGCATCCGCAAGAAAGACCGCTCGGGCAGGTTTGTGTCGGGGTTGCCAAACTCGTGTTGAAAACCAAGAGACGGATTGTCGGTAATCTCGCCGCGTCCCGGTTTGCGGAAAGCGGTATCCTCGAACAAGCCGACCTCGGCTTTGTAGGTTTCGAGATCGTGGAGCTGCTTGCGCAGCTTGGCGAAGCCTGAGAAGTCTTTTTTGACAGAGTTCACGGCAAAGTATCGCGATGAAAGCTCGCGAAATTGCCGATGAGCTGGGGCGAAACCAATTCCAAAAACTGTGCCCCGTAGGTCGTTTTCGACAACTTGGAAAGATAGGGGCTTTTCAGAATCCGATCCGGGATGCTGTAAGACTCCGTGACGTTGCCCACCGTCTTGCTTTGGGTGAGCCATTCGGCTTTGCCGTTCATGCCCATGCCGCCCGCGAGGAGGTCTTCGCACAGGTAATGCGCGGACAAAAGCCCGTAGGCGATGGTAAACCCCGCCTGCGAACTCCACAGGGCTTGGGTCATGTTGAAACTGGCGGATTTGTTTTGTGCGCTGGCGATGTCGAAATCCGTCACCTTCGAGGTGTCTGTATTGTCGCCGCGACCATTGGAAACGTAGATCGTCGGTACTTGGGTGTAGCCGTAACCCGTGCGCACGATAGTGACGCCAGTGACGACACCGGCGGTGATCGAGGCGGTAATGACCGAGCCAATACCGTTGCCGCTTTGAGCGATAACGGTGGGGGTTCCGGGGTAGCCGGAACCGCCAGCGGTGATCGCGATGGAAAGTATGCCACCATTGGGGTTAGACCCAATGGTGGGAGTGAGCACTGCACCGCTCCCGCCGCCCGCGACCGGCACAGCGTAAGGGAAATCCCTTACGAACTGTGTCTTGAAATCAGGAACAGTTGGGAGGATGTAGGCCACAGGAACATTAGACTAGGACTTCAGCCTTGGCCTTGCTTGCTTTCGCAGGCTTGGCCGCAAGCTGAGCTTCTAGTTCTTCGATGCGCTTCTGAGCGGCGGCAAGGTCAGCGTCTTTGCGACCGGCGGACTCGATGGCGTCCTTGTCCGTGGAAACACGGTTGGGGAACATCTCAAGCCACTTTGCGGCAATCTCAGGAGCAACTTTACCGAAAGACCCTCCAGCAACGAAGTAAGTAACCTTCGTGCCGTCCGCCAACACGAGATCGTGTCGGAGGGCACCTTCGGCGCTATTGTAGATGCGGACAAGCTCCTCGGGGGAAGGAGCTTTTTCACGGAGTTCGGGTTGGGCTTTCATCAGAACGTGAACAGCAAGGTTTCAAGAGCGCGGTAGAAACCGACACCCGTGTATTGACCGTAGGCAACGTCTTGGAACTGGAAGTTGTTGACGCTGTTTGGCTGGGTCGTGGTGTAGTCCACGGGGATGTCCATGCGGAGGGACTCTGGGTCGTAGCGGAGCAAGCAATAGACGTGCTTGTTCAAGCCAGCGACGGCGTTGTTCGCCGGAGTACCGTAGGCATTGGGCAGGATCTTGAAGTTTGGCCCGCAGATCGCCTTGAACGCCTGCTCAAGATAATTGAGCTTCGGGATGTTCGGGTAGGTCGAGCTGACCGGGGTCATCAAGCCGAGGTAGTCATCATACGGGATGATGAACGAGGTTGGCAACACGGTGCTGTTCGTGTTCGCGAAGTACACCCCGAGGATGTTTTGCACGAAGGTAGCGAACTCCGCCGCGCTCATCGAGCTGATGAGTTTGACGATGGTGCTGGTGTCCGTGTTGACGGCGGTCGTGGTGAAGAGACCGGGAACGACCGACGGGGTGAGCGTCGAGCCGAGGAAGGCAATCTTTTGGATGCCCAGATCCCAGTTCTTTTTACGCGAACGATGTTTCTGTTCGATGGGGTCCCAGTTGTTAGCAACGAGGGCTTGTTCGATGTCGAAGATGGAGTAATCAACGGATTTTGCCCAGTTGATGACGGCCATCGTCTTCGAGTCGATAGCGACATCGACACCAGCGAGACGGGAGCTGTCAGCGCCGGTACGGATGTTGCCGCTCTCGAAATCATCCGCCACCTGATAGGTGCGGTTCGTGAGGATGTTCGCGGCAAACGCGCCATCGCCCACGGACACGGGGATGAAGTCGGCTGGAGCAACTTCGTAGAACTTCTGCTCGCTGACCTGCTTTTTGATGTAGGTCAGGGTGTCGATCACGATCTGATAACCGGTCGCGCTGTCGGCGGTGTCGCCAACGGCGTTGAGACGGAGATCAAGACCGTTGCTCTGGTTCCGATCCTTGAAGATCGAGAGACGGTTGGTGTGGTTGAGGAAGACCGGTTCCTTCACTGGTTGGCCAGCGGAGTTGTGGCGAACGGTCTGGTAGAATACGCTTTTCATGGTAGGTATTTTGTTGGTTGAGGGTTAGACAGCGCCGTTGAACGAGGGCTGAACTTTGACGCGGATTAGAGAACCAGCGCCGGAGGCAGGGTCGATAGCGACGCCAGTGACGTACTGGGTGCTTGGGACCGTGACCGCAGCGACGGTCGGGTCGTTGCCCGTGGTGGCGGCGGTAGCCGTGACCTTTGCACCGCGAGCAATAGCTGCGGACGAGAGGAGGGTGATGTAGGAGAGGTTGCACGCCACTTCGCAAACGTCGCCGGGAGAATAGAGATTCTTGCGGAGATTGTACGCGATGACGCCGAACACTGGGCCGTCGGTGGGGCCGGAAACTGCATCAACGACCACTTGCGTACCGAGACCGGTAGAAGCGATGAGTTTGACGGAAGAACCAGCTTGGAGAACCGCCGTGGAAGACGGGTTAAGAAGCGCCGACACGATGTCGGGATTCGGAAGCATCGACACTTGAGCCAAGATTGGCGTCTGTGCGAACTGATTTTGATTTTGTACTACTTGAGCCATTTTAGTGGTGGGTTAAGGATGATTATTTAGCTGCGACAATGACAGGGGCAGAACCATATTTGTTCTGTCCGTTCTTCACTCGATCCGGCAGGGAACCAGCTCCGAGGCTGGGTTCTTCGACCATAAGCGACGCAGCGTTTTCACGAGCGTTGTGGAGAGTTTGGAAGTGCTTCAAGCCTTCTTCGACGGCTGGAGCAGGGGCGGCGTTTTCTTTGACGGCTGCGACCGGCGCGACAGGGGCGGCGGCGTTTTCTTTGACGACGACAGGAGCGGGAGCGGCGGCGTTTTCTTTAACGTCCTCCTTTTTCTCCGGCACGGCGTTCTCCTTCATCTCCTCTTTTTTGTCGTGCGAGCTGTTGCAGCGGTTCTTTTTGTAGGTCTCGACCAGCTCGTTCATTTTGACGCACTGACCGTCGATCTCGATCATGTCGTCCATCGAGCCTTGGAAGATCTGACCCTTCTGGGCTTCCCAGACAGAGGCAAGATCGTTGAGGCGGACAGGAACGCCGTCGATCTCGACGACCGTGTTACCCGGCATTTCGCTGATCTCGGTTTTGGACGACTCGATACCGTTTTCGCGGACGAGGAGGTTTTTGATGAACTTGAATAGTTTCATGGGATTGGTTAATGAGTTGAGCCGAAAATCCGCGCCTTCGTAGCGGGGCTTTTCGACAATGGCTAAATGCTGAAATTCGATGTCCATGATCTCGCGGTCGTACTTGATCCCGTGATACACCCCGCCGGGGCCAAAGGCGCGGACGGCGTAGGCGCAGGACGGGCGCTGACCTTGCTGGATCTTGGAGACGGCTTGGTCGGTTTCGGCGGTGCCGTTGGCGTAGTACCAACCATCCTCGGCGTTGTAGTCCACGCCGGTCACGACGCCGTTTTCCACGTCGATGCGGTTCTCGGGAGTGACTTGGACGTGGCCGATGGTAAGAGGATTACCGAGGGCGCTTTCGAGCGCAGAGTCGATGGTCTCTTTGCGAAGCAGTTCCAACCCGCCGCCGGGGACATCGCGGTAAGAGACAAGGCCGGGTTCGATAAACTTGCACCGGAATTTTTTCGTACCGGGGGCAAGGTTGAACCGGTGAACCACAGAGGATTCGCGGATCGTCTCAGGAGTAAATTCGAGGACAG